AGATTACAATATCGGCGGCGTCGATTCGATGGGCGAGGACGATCACGGCTGGTGGATTAAAGGCCATTTCGACATGGATTCTCCGAAGGCCGCGCAGGTCTACCGCCTGATCAAGGAAAAGCGTCTGAGCCAACTGTCCTTCGCGTACGACGTGGTGGACGAGGGCGAGGTTGAGCTTGATGACGACACCAAGGCGAACGAATTGCGCGAATTGAAGGTGTATGAGGCGTCCTTCGTTCCGATTGGTGCGAATCAGGATACCGGCATCGTGGATGTGAAGGACGCGATGGGCCGGTTGAAGACCGGACGCCCCCTCTCGCAGAAGAATCTAGACATTCTCTCGCAGATAGCCGATGACCTGACAGGTCAGGCGAAGAAGCTCAAGGATTTCGTGGCTGAGAACACCACTCAGTCCGACAACAACAATGACAATGACCAGAGTGACGATGCGAAGGCATCGGATGCCGGTGCAGCCAAGAACGAGGAGCCTGAAGGGGCCAAGTCCGAGGAGCCGGTCGGTTTTTCCGAGGCGGAAGCGTTGCAACTCGCAATCAAGATTGCCCAATTCGGGCGGAAAGGGGAGTGACCGTAATGGCATCTCTCAAGGAAAAGCGAGCCGCGCTTGTCAAGCAGCTCGAAGAGAAGCAGGGTCTGCTGGCCGCTGGCAAGGCGGATGGAGACACCATCGCATTTGTGAAGAACGCGCTGGCTGAGGTCGAGGACATCGACCGTCAGATGGACGGTATGAAGCAGTCCGATGATCTGCTCACGCAGATCGGACAGCTCAATGCCAAGTCTGGCGTGCAGCATGTCGGTGGCTCCGATGCCATCCATGCCAAGAGCGTCGGCGAATATTACGTCAAGTCCATGCAGACGGCGGGCTTTGACGTGAAGTCCGCCATCGCTCATGGTTACGAGGTCGAGTGCAAGGCGAACACCGACACCAATGTCGAGGGTGCGCCGTCTGACGGTTACAAGCCGTATCTGACCCAGACCGATACCGAGCCTGCTCGCCCGTATCAGCGTCCGCTGGTCGTGGCCGACCTGTTCTCTACCGGCGCCATCACCGGCACCGTCCTGCAGTATCCGGTTTTCGATGAGCTGGAAGGCAACGCCAAGATGGTCGAGGAGACCGGCGCAGCCCCGCAGGTCCATTGGAAGGACCCGGTTTGGAAGCAGGACAAGATCGGCAAGGTGGCCAGCTTCTTCGGCATCAGCGAGGACATGATGGATGATCTGTCATGGGTCATCGGCGAAATCAACGATGCCGCGCAGTATGACCTGAAGCTGCAGGAGGAGACGCAGCTGCTGTCCGGCAATGGCAGTGAAAACAATCTGACCGGCCTGTTCAACCGTGGAATTCAGACGATTGGTCAGGATGAACTGTCCGACGCCGACCGTCTGTCCAAGGCGGCCCTGCAGATCACCACCACCACCAACTTCCAAGCCGACGCCTTCGTTCTGAACCCGCTTGACTTCTGGAGGCTGACCATCGCCAAGGATGCGAACGGCAACTACCTCAACCTGACCGATGGGGCCAAGCTTTGGAACATCCCGACCGTGGCCACCGCCGCCATCACCGAAGGTACCGCGCTGGTCGGCGCTTTCAAGAGCGCCAAGGTGCTGCGCAAGGGTGGTCTGGTCGTGAAGATGACCGACTCCGACACCGACGATTTCCTGCATTTCAAGCAGAAGTGCCGCGTCTCCGAACGTCTGGGCCTGCAGGTCAAGTATCCGAAGGCCTTCGTGAAGGTCACTCTCGGTAAGGCGGCCTGATCATGACGCAGAAGTATGTGCGCTTCGCCACTCCGAAAGGGGCGAACGTCGACAAGACGCAGGATGTGGCGGAGCTTGTGGCGCTTGACGCCAAGGGCAAGCCGGTCACTATCGGCGGTGCCGCCTCTCTTCCGGTGGCGAAGCATGTGCCGAAGGCGGCTTCTCAAGCGCCGACCAAGCAGGAATTCGATGCGCTTATCGATTCTCTGGTGGCCGCTGGCCTGATGGCAGCTAAGTAAGTGATTGGGGGTGCGGCATGACTGCCGTGATTGGTGATCTGATTCCAAGCGCCGACTCCTTCCAAGTCGATGCCGGTTTCAAGATGAGGGCCGCTCAGGCTGCGATTCGCAAGTATTGCGGCTGGCATGTCGCGCCTTCCGTCACCCGCACGATTCGCTTGGATGGTCATGGCGGCGACTCGCTGCTCTTGCCGTCCAAGCATGTGACCGCGCTTTCGAGTCTGCAGCTCGATGGCGTGGAGCACGTGCAGGACGCGCGTTTCAGCGAGGCTGGGAGCCTCGTGCTGGTCAATGGCACCACTTTCCCTGATTTGCCGGGGAGTGTGGAAGTGACCATCACTGATGGATGGGATTTGGATGATGTGCCGGAAGTGCAGATGATCCTGTTGGACATCGCGTCTCGTGTGATGCAGGTGCCCGGCACGGTATCCTCCCAATCCACGAATGGCTCAAGCGTCACCTACCGGTCAGGTTCCGATGGTGGCGTGCCTAACGTGGCGCTTTTCGATTCCGAGAAGCGTACACTGCAGCCTTACCGCTTGTCGTGGGGGGTGAAGCCGTGACTTCCGCGTTGGATTATCTCGGTCATGGTTCGCCCTTCAGCATGCCGGGCGCGACCAAGTGGCTGCGACTGCGTGCCAAACGCAAGACCAACCCGTACAATCCGGCGCAGACCGAGCCGGATTGGAGCGTGCCGCCGGACGAGCTCGCCATCATGGGCGCGCTCTCATCCAGCTCCAGCATGCGCACGCCGGACACGCTCGACACACAGACCGCATCCACGGCGTACCTCACCATCCCGGATTCGACAGCCGACATCAGGATAGGCGACCGTCTCCGCGCAGACCCTGATGACGGGCGTTTGTGGGAAGTCGACGGATTCCCCTCGAAGGACGCGAACGCTTTCACTGGGTGGCGTCCGACCTTGGAATGCCGTCTGACGGAAAGAAAGGGCTGATAATGGCGAAAAACAGGATATCGGTCGACTTCAATCCGAAGTTCTTCGACGAGATTCTCAACAGCGCCGGTGTCAAGTCGCTCACCATGCTGGCCGCGAACAGGGCACTCGCCTACGCGCGGGCGTCCGCGCCTGTCGATACCGGCGCATACCGCGACGACCTTGGAATCGAGGAGGTCAAAAGGGAGCATCGAACGACCGTCATGGTCGTCGGACACGACCCGAAGACCCTGCTCGTGGAGGCGCAGACCGGCAATCTGGTCAAAGCGTTGAAGAAGGCGAGGGTCTGATGGCAAGCGTTATCCCACCAGACCTTGAGCTGTTTCTCACCGGCTGGCTGCGCTCTAACATCACGGACATCCACGGCCTGCAGGTCGGTAACCGCATCCCGGACGATTACGACGGCTCCTATCCGCTCGTGGTCGTGCGTGACGACGGCGGCACGCAATCCGCAGACCGTGTGGCGTTCGACAGGTCGATAGGAGTCAACGTGCTCGGATGGACGCGCAACGATACGAAACCATGCCGTGATCTGGCGGCCCGCGTGTACGGCGTGCTGACCGGCGAGCCCGGAATCCTCATCGGATTCGCCGAAGGCAGCCAAATCTGTGCCGTCGTTCCTGACGGATGCAACGGCCCGTACCCGGTCAGCGAGGACGCGGCATGGTGCCGCTACTACATGACCGTCGAATATTCGACGGCAGGAATCAGACAACCATAAAGGAAGGAATCACCATGGCCAAAGACAGTCAGGGCATGGATCTGGGACAGGTGGAGGCGCTCGTCACCGCAGCCATCATGATCGTCCCGTACTCCACCGAAAACAAAATCACGCCGGAGATGATCGCATCCAGCAAGGCGACGACGGAACTTCCGGCCGCCTACAATCGGTCGACCGCATGCATCGGACTCGTCAAGTCCGACGGCGGCAATCAGGATTCGCGTGACGGCGACGACCCGCTGGAGTTTTTGCAGGACGGGTACAAGAAGCTGCCGTTGGCGTCCAGCCTCACGCAGACGTTCAGCCCGGCTGAAAACAACGAGCTGACCCGCAAGATCACTATCGGCGAGCCGGACGCCCAAGGCGTCTATCATGTGTCCGACATCATCCAGGATGCGAAATGGATGGTGTATGAGGAGGAGACGTTCGACACCGGGCGTGTCCACCGTCGTGCCGGTGTCGTGCAGGTCACCGGCAACGAGCCTGACCAGCAGGAGCGTGGATCGGTCACAGGGCGAGCATTGACCGTCGAATGGATGAAGGACCCGCTGTATGTGGATGCGGAGCATCCGAACACGCGCTGGATTGAAAGCTGGTACGACCCAAAAGCGTGACGGCGGTGGCCGTGACTTCGGCTGACGGCAATACGAGGCCGTCGGTCGTCCAAGGCGCGAAGCTTGCGCTCAAGGCCGTCGCCACCCATGTGGACGAGACCACCGTGGACGTGACCGGACAGGCCACGTTCACATCCAAGGATGTCGGTGTGGCGACCGTCGATGGCGGCACGCTCACCGCCGTCAAGGCCGGAAGCGCGAGGATCAACGCCACGTATGGCGGCGTGACATCACCCGATCTGACGGTCACCGTCACCGCACATGCCGCTTGACCGGCGGACGAAAATCTTCCCGGACCGCCTATCTCGCCTGTCTGCGCGGTCCGGGAACCATTTTTACCGCAGGCAGGCGAAAAGCAGATAGGACAAGACAATGACTTCAACTTCCACCGACTTCAAGCCGACCGTCGAGGATTTTGACCAGTGGACGGAGAAAAACGATGAGGAGGCGTTCGCCTCCATCGCGCAAAACTACAAGGTGCGCCACATCATCAAGGGCGATGTGTATTGGGCGCTCGTGCCCGGCGGACGCACGTACAAGCTTCCACTGTCGATGAGCATCGACGATTTCACCAGACTGTCGAACACGTCCGATGATACGGAAAGCGTCGAACAGCTCAAACGCATTCTGAGCGCCTTCGCCGGAGACAAACAGGCGAAGCAGCTGAACGGCGAACCGGTGCAGGTCGTATTCAATCTTCTTTCCGACTATGGCGACGCGGTAGTGCGCGCGCAGGGCGCATCACTGGGAAAATCCAATGGTTCGCCCGCCAGCTCGCCGACCACGGGAGCGTGATCCGAGCCGATTTCACGGTGTATGGGTGGAGTCTGCAAGCCGATCTTGGCGGCAGGCTCCGTTACGGCGACGCGATAGCACTCCTCGAGCAGATTATCGGCGATCCGTCGACCTACACGGGCGCGGAACTCAACGGCTTGGATTATCCGGCCCGGTGGGGTGAGATACCGGTCGTCTACGCGCTTGGCAGCGACGAGTATCCGAAACCGTTCGATTCGCTTGCGAAACGCTTGCGGGCGGACAGGGAAAAGGCCGAACGTGAGCGGCTGCGTGAACAGACCAAGGGCATGAGCCCGGTATTCCAGACGCTCTACAGGACTGATTTGGACAAAACTGAATAGTGGAGGTGCCGCATGGCGTTCGGCAGCGAACTTGGTTCCGCGCACATCAGCGTTTTCCCGTCGATGAAGGGTTTCCGCAGCGCGGTCAACAAGGAGGTCGGCGCGAGCGGCAAGGCCGCTTCGAGGACCTTCGATTCGAGCATGGACGGCGGCAGAAGCGGTGGACTGTTCGGACGAGCGTTCAAAAACGGTTTCAAGCAGTCGGCGAACGATTTCAGCGCGGACGTGTTGAAATCCTATGAGCGTGACGTGGCGAAATCCACGGCCGCATACCGTCAGGCCATGCTACAGCAGAGGGCGGCGGCGAATCAGGTGCGTGCCGCCGAGGAGAGCGTCGCCAATGCCGTCGCCAAGCATGGTGAGGGCAGCACGCAGGCCGAGGCAGCGACCATCAGGCTCGAACAGGCGCGGCTGAAGCTGTCCACCATGACCGACCGTGCCACGCAGGCCGAGAACCGGTTGAAGGACGCGCAGAAGGCGCTCAAGGACGCGCAGGACAATCTCGCCGCCAGCAGCGAGAAGACAGCCGGTTCGCTCGGAGCGGCGTTCAAGAATCTTGGCGCGACCATTGTCCAGCCGGTCTCCGGCGCGTTCGGACTGGTCAAAAACGCGGCAACGTCGGCGTTCTCCGTCATCGCCACGAAAGCCCGTGACGGCATGAGCGCTGCCGGCGCTGCCATGCAATCCACAGCGTCACGTCTTACCGCGCCATTGTCCGCGAAGTTCTCCTCGATGAGCTCGGCCATCGCGGCAAGGATACCAGAACCTTTCAAAAACGTCAGCAATGCCATCGGCGGCTATCTCAGTAACGTCGGCGGCGCTGTCGGCGGCGTGCTGTCGCAGATTCCTGGAGCAGCCGGCAGTGCCGCATCGGCGATAGGCTCCAAGCTCAAAAGCGGAGCCGACACCGCATGGAATGCGATCAGCTCCATGTCCGGCAAGGCCGTCGGCGCGTTGAAGGGCATCGCCACGGTCGGACTGGCTGGCGTAGGCACCGCCGTCGCTGCTTTGGCTGGCGTCGGCAAGAGCGCTCTCGACGCATACGCGACATACGAGCAGGCCGTCGGCGGCGTGGACACGCTGTTCAAGGATGCGTCCAGTACAGTGCAGAAATACGCTGCGGAAGCGTACCGGACAGCCGGAGTGAGCGCCAACGAGTACATGACGCAGGTCACGAGCTTTTCCGCGTCGCTGATCAGCTCGCTCGGCGGCGACACGGCGAAGGCCGCTGAACTCGGCAACACAGCCATGATCGACATGTCGGACAACGCCAACAAGATGGGCACCGACATCGAAACCATTCAACAAACCTACCAGAGTCTGGCGCGCGGCAATTACGCCATGCTCGACAATCTTAAGCTCGGCTACGGCGGCACCAAATCCGAGATGGAGCGTCTGATCGCCGACGCTAACAAGGTCAAGCAGGCGAACGGGGAGATGGGCGACCTGTCCATCGACAAGTTCTCGGACGTGGTGCAGGCCATCCACATCATGCAGCAGCAGATGGGCATCACCGGCACCACCGCCAAGGAGGCCGCGACAACCATCGAGGGTTCCATTGGCATGATGAAGGCCGCATGGCAGAACTGGCTGGCGGAACTCGGCAAAGACAATGCCGACATCAACGGATTGACCACGCAGCTGGTGGATTCGGTCGGCACGGTCATCAAGAACATTGGCCCGCGCATCGCGCAGATCATCACCGGCATCACCGCAGCACTGCCGCAACTGTTCGCCTCATTGGGCAGCACCCTGCCGGCACTGGTCATGCAGATCCTGCCGCCGGTGCTCGGCGCGTTGGGGCAGCTTGGCACGATGCTGCTGACCAGCGCGACCACATGGATTACGACGAGCATGCCCCAGCTGCTCGCCCAGTTCCAATCGTGGGTCACGTCGAGACTGCCGTCGTTCCTGCAAACCGGATTGACGATGGTCACGAACCTCTTGCAGGGCATCGTGCAGGCATTGCCTCAGATCGCGTCAACGGCTGTCATCGTGCTGACGACGCTGCTGGATGGATTGTCGGCCCAATTGCCGCAGCTCATCCCCATCGGCATCAACGCCGTCCTCAACCTCGTGCAAGGCATCCTCAACAACCTGCCGCAGATCATCGACAGTGGTCTGAAGCTCATCCTCGGACTGGCGCAGGGTCTCATCAACGCCCTGCCCGACTTGGTGGGCAAGGCCCCGATCCTCATCGGACAGCTGGTCGGCGGCATCATCAATCGTCTCCCGCAGATCCTGCAGGCTGGCGTACAGCTGCTCGGCGCACTGGCCAACGGATTCATCTCGTCGGTGCCAAGGCTTATCGGAGCCATTCCCGGCATGATCGGCCAGATCATGCACGGTTTCACCTCGGTCAACTGGGGTAGCGTCGGCCTGAATATCATCACTGGCATCGCGACCGGCATCGCAGGCGCGGCAGGCAGGCTCGTGACTGCCGCTGTCAACGCGGCCACGAACGCGTTGAACTGGGTGAAACGCAAGCTTGGCATCCATTCACCGTCACGCGTGTTCCGCGATCAGGTCGGCGAGATGATAGGCGAGGGCATGGCCGTCGGCATCGACGAGAGCGCGTCGAAGGTGAGGAAGGCTGCCGGACGATTGACCGGCATCCTTCCGTCGCAGGACGCCTCGTATTCCGTCGGCGTCGCCAACGCCTCGCGTGGCGTTAACGCCGCAGCCTACGGCAATGGTGGGAGCGTGACGAACATCACGCAGACGTTCAACTATCCGGCCATCGCGCCGACGTCGATAAGCACGCAGCAGAAGCTGCAGACAGCGGCCATGCCGCAATGGTAATCGGGAGGAGTCCGAATGAAGGTCAGCTATTCGCTCAACGGCCAGCCGCTCGACTCCGATCGGATGCGCGTGCTTGTCGGCACGACGCACTACACGGCGCTGTCGCCGATTGTCGACACCGTGCAGGTGCCAGGACGTCACGGCGTCATCGTAGGCTCATCGATTCCGGTGTTGGATGCGCCTGAGCTGACAGTCAAGGTCGCGGCGTGGGGCGCGGATTCCGATGCGCTGATCTCGCGTTTCCGTGCCAGTTGCCTGCATGCGGCGAAGCTCACGATAGGTAAGACGGAGACCTTGGATGACGGCAGTTCTCGCAGCATGTCGACGCGGGCGGTGTGCACGTCCTGCGAGCCGGACGATGACGAACGCCCGTTCAGTGACCTGCGCGTCATGACCGCCGTTTTCCAATTGCCGGACGTGTTTTGGCATGGCGTGCAGTGGCAAGAGGTGACGTTGGCCGCGTCGGGTGGCAGGCTGCTGCCGGGCGGGGTTCCAGACGGCTGGCTTTCCAACGCGCCGATCACCACGCTGGTATTACGCTTCGGTGCCGCCACTGGCGTTACCATCGCAGATCCGGTGAGTGGCACGAACCTCATGTGGGGCAGCCAGCGTGACGCCTCACGACCTTACCTCTTCGTCGATGTGGCCAATCGCAAGGCGTGGACGGCGGCCAATGCCGACGCATGGTCCGGTGGTACGGATACGTCGAATGGCGTCGACTGGACCACCGAACCGTTGCAAGTGTGGCCCGCGATCGATTCATGCGACTATCGGCTCGCAATCAAACAGACCGGCGGCACCGACAAGGTGACATGCCGGTTTTTGCAATCTTGGGAGTGATTCATGGCAAAGTCCCTTCATGCTCGTCTCGTGGCCTATCGTCCTTTCGGTGCGCGTATCGGCGTATTGGCGGAGCCGGTGAGCTTCAGCGCGTCCATGCTTAACGATGATGACGGGGCGATCAGTATCGAGTATTCGATGCTGTCCGGTGACGCGCAGGCGTTCGACAGAGAGCTGACGGATGGTCTGGAAGTGGCCGTGGAAGTGTCGGACGGCAACGGCTATCGCGAGCCGGATAATGCACGTTTCGTAATCACCGGCCGCTCCGGCAAGACGGATGACCGTACCAAGACTGTCACCTATTCCGGCCAGTCGATCAGCTGGCTCCTGTCCAAGGCCGAAAACAACGATTCCAGCCATCTGCTCACGGATGGCGACAACAAAGGCAAGCGTCCATTCTACTCGTCGAATCCGGGTGTTATCCTCAAGACACTGCTTGATGAGAACCGTCAGCGTGGCGGCGTGGCCACCGGCCTGACGCTCGGCTTCGACACTGCGAAGGACGCTGGCGGCGCTGCATGGGCAAGGAAATACACGCTTTATTACAGTCTCGGCACGGATTTGCAGACCATCCTGAGCTCTCTCGTCAATGGTGGTGGCTGCGACTGGCGCACGAGCGCCCGCACACTCAAACTCTGGAATGCGGACAGTACGGCATTGAGCCGTGACCTGAGCAAGAGCGTCGTGCTCCAGCTTGCTCGCGATATCAGCGAGGCACCCTACGAGGAAAGTATCAGCGATCTCGCGTCCACTATCCTCGTCGAGGGTGACAATAATCTGCTTTTCCGCATGGATAATCCGGCTGCTCCGACCCCGTGGGGCAAGTGGGAATCCTACAGTTCGCAGGGCGGCGTGTCCGACAAGGACACCGCTCAAGCCTTCATGCAATCCACTCTGAATGACGCGGCGAGGGTACGCGGCCAGTATACGCGCGACCTCATCATCTCCGACGTGGACGCGCTGCCGCTCGTCGACTATCATGCCGGCGACTGGATCACCGCACCCACCGTCAGCCACGGCGAGAAGGTGCGCGTGCAAGAAATCGACCTGAGCATGCGCCAAGGCGAGGGCCTATCCGCCAGCCTCGCACTGAACGACATCAAATACGACGCTTCCGTCCGTCAGGCGAAGAAGATCAAGGGCATCACCGGTGGTGCCGCATTGGCCGGCAGCGAGAGCGGCACGACAGCCTCGTCAGACCGTGACCATCGCGTCCCGAAGGCCCCTCTCGGATTGATTGTGCAGACGGACGCCTACATTGGTTCGGATGGTTTCGCGCATGGTCTGGCCACGGCTTCGTGGTCCGCTGTGACCGAAGCGACGAACAACACCGCCATCGAAATCAGCAATTACGCCATTGAGTGGCGCAAGCACGTGGATGGTGCGCCGTGGCATTCCGCTGGCACGACCGATAAGACGCAGCTTGGCTTCGGCGGCTTGGATTGCGGCACGCAGATCGAGGTGCGCGTCAGGGCTGTGCCGACGTATTCGGACAAGCTCGGCGAATGGTCGAGCGTTTTCGTGGCCACCGTCGAATCGGACGTGACGCCATGCTCAGTACCGTCGAAGCCGGTATTGTCGTCCGAATTGGGCGTGGTGACCGTCCATTGGGACGGCAAGACAAGCACTGGCGCGTTGATGGAATCGGACTTCGACCATATTGAGGTGGGCGAGGGCGCTAACGCGGCCGGAATGCAGGTCATCAGCGCCACCCAGTCTGGTCAGGGCGCTTACGTCATCACCGGTTTGACGGGCGGCTCCCAGCACTCCTATGCTTTGCGTTCGGTCGATCATGCGGGCAACCGTTCCGACTGGTCGGCAGTCGCCACGGTCACCGTGGCTTCCGCTGTGTCGCCTGACGAGGTCAAGCAGATTCAGAAGGATTTGGCTGACAACAAGGAGGCTTTGCGGGATAACACCGACAAGCTGACGCAGGCGCAGAAGGATATTCAGGCGAATAAGACTGGTCTTGATGCTGCGAATCAGACGCTCACGCAGGCCAAGGCCGATCTGTCGCAAGCCCAGAGGGACATCGCGCAGACCAAAAGCGACCTGACCACGGCGAACGGCGAAATCTCGAAGGCCAAGGAGTCGGCGGCACAGGCGTATGCCGAAGCCCACAGCAAGAATCATACGTTTCGTGGGCCTGACATGCCGGACGCCTCCAAAGGGCTGATCGTCGGCGACCTGTGGCTCAAGACGCAGAAGTTTTGGACTCGCTGGCAGGGCGAGAAGAATAATTCGCCGTCCATGCTGGCCGACTTCTACACGTATTGGACGGGAGCGCCGAATAATTCGCCTTCCGTGCTGGTGCCATTGGCTGATCGCGTAGTCGATACGCTTGTCTGGGATGGCTCCGCTTGGAACCACATGGGCTATGCCGATGTGGAGAACAATGCGAAGCAGATCGAGCAGGCTAAGGCGGATATCGCGGACAACGCCGCGAAGACCACCGACGCGAAGAAGGCCGCCGAGAACGCCGCTGCCGCAGCGAAAAACGCGCAGGGCACGGCTGACACGGCAAATGGTGCGGCGAAGACCGCTCAGGATACCGCCAATGCGGCCAACGCCGCCGCGAAGAGCGCCACCACGACCGCAGGTCAGGCCAAGGATGCAGCCAACGCGGCGCAGACCGCCGCCGAAAGCGCCAAGAAGACCGCAGGCAATGCCGAGACACTGGCCAACACGGCCAATGCTTCGGCCAATGCGGCCAAGTCCGACGCGGCTTCCGCCAAATCGGACGCTTCCACCGCGAAGACCGATGCGGCCAACGCCAAGACCACCGCCGCGAACGCTTCGAGCGTGGCCACGCAGGCCAAGGCCACCGCCGACAGTGCGGCACAGTCCGCCACCGACGCGGCCAACGCGGCGCAGAAAGCGAATACGGCTGGGGCCGCCCCCCCCGGCGGGGGGGAAGGCGACGCCCGCGCGCGCCCCCCACACACCCCC